TAGTATCACGAACATCTTTTTCGGATTCTCTTATAGTAGATTCAACTTCACGGATGCTCTTAGTAACATCTTTTTGCAGCTGATTCATTTCATTTCTAACACCTTCAAGTACATCATCTATACTTGATTGTGTGTCTTTAATTCTATTTTCAGATAATTCTAATTGTGTATTAATATTATCACGCATATCTGCCATTGTATTCTGATTTTCAGCTAAAGCAATTCGTTGTCTTTCTTGTGAAGTATCCAGTTGACTTGCTATATCACCACGAATATTAGACATTGTAGTTTGATTATCTTTTAGGGTTGTTCTTAATCTTTCTTCAAATGTATCAAGTTTTGTATATACATCATTCTTCAGATTTCTAACTGTAGTATCCATAGTCGTCATCTGATCGTCTACACGTATCTTAACATTGTTTGTTTTAGTTTCAATAGTTGCAATTAAAACTTCAAGTCTATTAATATCGGCTTTAATATCAACTTTAATGTCTTGTGTATAACTTATTGCATCTTCGAGTTTTTGTAATTGTAAAGCATTTGCCGATTTAATTTCATCTATATCAATATTTTGGATAATTTCTTTCATATCCATATAATCTTTATAGATTTCAAATCCGCCCCAGGCAGCACCACCAAGAGTGGATAGTGCTGTAAGAACAGCAACCATTTTACCGCCTGAAAATTTTAATCCACCAAACTCAAGTTCTGCCATCTAAACACCTAGTTAAATGTTTGCATTAATGCTGGTCCAAATTCGGACCCAGCCCATAGAATTGCAAGCATTGCAAATAATCCTATAACTACCCATTTCATTTTAAAATCGTCTACTACCATCTTAATAGCAACTAGTTCATTTCCTAAAACACGTATTGCCATTTCAAACTTACCTTCGGGCTCATCCACCATTTTTATCTCCTAATTCTCAAACTGCAGTTCTCTTAACTGTTGCAGTTCTCTTTCAAGTTTCATAACTTCTAATTTCTTTTTTCTTAACTCAAGTTCATAAAGATCATTACAATTTATTCTTTCTTTAGGTCCGCCAATCGGTATAACTATTCTACCATATACTCCAACATCTCCAGCTCTGCCGGTACCATAGTCTTGACTAAAAGGATCATCTTCTCTCTGTATAATCCCCGTAACACCAAATTCAAAAGAAGATGCCGATCCTATTGAATTAGTACAATCTAAATCGCCAGCTTTAATTCTATCATTACCATAACCTTGAGATGCATTAGGTATGGCTAAATTCAAAGAAGCAGAATCCGCATAAGCAACTCCACTTAAAAGCAATAATATAATAAAAAATAATCTCACATTTAATCTCTCTTTATTCTGGAACATATCCTAGAAGATACTCCAGTAGATTTCACTTCACCTTTCACGAGTTTAGATTCAGTACAAATAAACTCGATTTTTATTCTATCTCTATTTCTCACATAAATATCTATAGTTTTAGTTTCAAGATAATTTACAATAACTAATCGATTTTCAGTTGCAAACTGTACTTTATTCCACTCTTTATCATAAACATCTATTTTATAAAATCTAACATCATCACGCCTATTAAATAATTTAACGCTAGTTTTAGATAAACCTGAAACATATGATTGATCAAAAACTGGATATGTTGGAGTCATCTCATGTGAATAAACTGGGCTTACAAATAATGTAAGAAATAATATAATATATTTCATAATAAACTTTTCTAATCAATTATTGAGCAATGCATTCTGCCACAACGATTGCAGTATATTCGCCTTGCGGCATAGATGTGTCAACACCATATGTTGCAGTTGAAGATACATTAATCCAAACAGAACCAGCAACTGTTAAATCATAATCAGTTGTACTACCATAAGTCACTTTTGCTGCTTCATATCCCGACATACCAGTATCGCTCATAGATTCTACTGAAGTAGAACCAGTCCATTCAACTGTGTCGCTTAAACTTGGGCTTGAAGAAAAACTTGTTGGTGTCGTAATTCTTGCTAAATAGTAACCAGCTTGTGAAGTATCAAATCTAATTTTAGGTAAAACACCTCCATCACTAGGTGTTGTACTTAATTTATATGGTTGAGGTGTGCCATACACACCATCAACTTCAGTTGATACTGAACATTTAGATTCTACGGTACCTGTAATTGGGACATTTTCAGCAAAGGCAGCACTTGTCATCCCTAAAACAGCACTTACAGTTAAAATTATTTTGAACATTTTTTTGTCCCTACGTTTATTATTTTCTATTACTATTTATTCATATTGTGATCTAACTATTCTACGATGTAGTGTATCAGATGCAAAATTTCTTAGTGCTCGATTATTATCAGCTAATTGATTAGATTCTAATTTAATAGTTTCCTCATATATCCCGCCTGGTATATTTACAATGTAATATTGATTTAAGCCTTGCTCTTGTATACTATACGCTTCCATCAAATCCATTTGTCCGCTATATTTATCAAGCATTTCACTATTAGTATCTAAACTGTTTTCTTCTTCACTTTCAGTATTTTCAGTAGTTTCAAATTCTTCTTTAATTTCTATTTCACTATCTAATATATTCTGAACTTCTTCATTATCATATGGATTTTCTGTTTCTATTTCAGTAGAATTTAAAAGTGCTTGCTCTGCTAATAGTGCAGCTAAAGCTTCTGCATATCCAGGACAACTTGGATCACTTAAGACTACGGCACATGGATCGAATTGATAACTATATATCACTGTAGGATCTTTTACACTACCATTACCCTCGATCGCTATTTCTCCATCACCAAAACGTGTTCCAGAAATTCTATCTATAGGTACGACTTTATTTATTGTGCCTCCAGGACCTCCGCTCCAGTCATCAGTGTTAGAAAAAATATATCCGTTAGACAGAGTATCTTCGTTACGAATATGTACTTTCATATCATCTTCTGTTACTTTTTCTGTGGTATATCTATAGATCATTCCGTTCACAATAAGACCCGTTTCACTCGGCAGAATACTACTCATATTCCAATTTAAACCATTGGCAGCTGCATTATTCGTAGTACCTGATACTATATCGCTAGAGTAAGAGGAGGAGCAAGAGACTACCCAAACCACCAATGCCCCAAAGAGTCTTCTTATCTGCATCATCCATTTCTTTCTTAAAATTACTTCCTGGTTGCATATCTTTATTTTCTTGCCATGCAGCCTTTGCGGATTCACCAATCATTCCATCAAAAGGACATGGTGTACCAGCTTGCATCATAGCATCAAAGACACGTTTATCTTGACACATTACAGATACTGCAGCAACTTTCATTCCCATATCATATAAAGTTTTAGCATTTTTTAATTTTTCACAATTCATATCTCTTACTGTACTACCAGCTGAAATACCAAGTATCTGTGTTTGTACAGCTCCAGCAACACCTACAGTACATAGATCAGAATTAGTTGCGCTAATAGAAGGCGATACTGCTGTTGGTGGTGGTGAATATACGGTTGTTTTAGAATCTATATTAGAGTCAACTGTACTGCTACTTGTAGATTCTGTTACAATAGGTTCTGCAAAGGCAGTAATTCCCATCATCAATAAAATAAATAATATTACATAATGTTTCACAATGTTACACTCCAAATCATTAAATACTTTTCTATTTATCTGTGTAGATACACAAAGCTTGTTGACCAGTCGGGAAATATCCATCTTTTCCGCCTACTTCAAAAGCAAGCAATTCACGTTGACCAAAACAATCATACATAGATTCATAAGTATCATATTTTACAACGAAAGGTTCTGTATTATACAAATATATAAAAACTAATGTCCACATTATAATCCATCTTTCTCTTCATCCCAAGGCTGTTTACCACTATATGGTGTAAAGTTTTTTCCAGGCATAATTAGACAACTAGTGCCATCACCAAAGGATGCTATAACAGACCAATTTCCGGTTTCTTGATTTACAAATACCATAGTCGCTGTTGGATAAACTTGCCTTGTGGTTGCTTCCGCTATTAAACCGCCGCCAGAAAAAAGTAATCCTTCTTTTGCTTCCTCTAGTATATTAAATACGTTTTGTGTTTTATCACAAGGCACACCCATTGTCAAAATTTTAGCACTACTTTCTTGAGAAATAAGTGGTGTTGAAAAGCATAATAAAATGCTTACAATTAAATTTTTCATAGTATATCCTTTCTTAATAGAAAAGGGGGGCTAACCATGACCCCCCACGCACCTATTAAGCAGTGAACCTTATTATGTCATAGACAATAGTATTTAGCTTAGAAGTTAAAGCTAGCACCTACGGCTGGAGACCATTCTTCTGCATCAAGATTGTATGATGTTTCAGCAAAAAGATTTAGACCACCAAATTCAGCAGCAACTTGTCCGCCTACATTTTGAGCCATTTCTTCATCATCACCATTAACAAATGCGGTAAGAACTGAATATGAAGCTGAAGCCTCATAAGCAAATTCTTCATCTGCATAAGTTACTACTGCGCCAATTCCGGCACCTTGGATTTCAGTACCTACATCGGCACCATAAGCCATTTCTTCGGTATCCATATTATAATCAAGTGCTACACCAACATCAATAACACTTACTTCAGCAGAATAACCGAGCTGAACATTTTCTAACTCTGTCATATCTGTTTTATAATCTGTTACTGCTGCCATAAAAGAAGCATTGCCGATTGATACGATGATGCTTTCAGATGTGGTTGGATCTGCAAGTGTATCATCACCTACAACTTCAAGACCTGCCCCTGGAAATAAATCTCCTTGATCACCAAGAGAAACCGAAATACCGTTTACTGCAGTACCTAAAGACCATGCATCAAGAGCAACTGTTCCACCGTCTACCATTTCAATACCAACTGACCCAAATGCACCAACATCAGGCTCATTAGCACCAAAGCTTAGTGCTACTGTATTTTTTCCGACCCAATCGTCAGATGCGTTTTGCGTGGCCTCTAGTTTTACAGAACCAGAAACATCCGCAGCATATGCACTACCCGCTAAAGCAAATACTGCACAAGAAGTAAGAAGAAAATTCTTCATTTTTTATTTCCCTATTTTTTTTAATTATTGTTTGATGTGCCACATTTTCTGTTGCTAGGTAAGTGGCCAACCCCCTGTGTTATGCAGCTAGTGCGTAACCAGATGGTGCAAAATTATCGTTTGCATTTATAGTTTTTGACCGAATAACGTAGGTCACCACGGTAAACTCCACTTCACTTTCACACCTGTCGATCCTATTTCAGCCCCATCAAAAACACACTGTTGCTCAAGGTTGCGATCCTACAAGACTTACTGACGCCTAAACGTACTCAGTGTGTTTATGGTGGAGCTGCTGGGTACCGCCCCCAGGTCCAGTATGTGTCCACGTTGCTTCAACGTTTACAAATTATATAGTATCATATAATGAGTAATAAGTAAACCATTTATTAATCATTAATAAAATGTAGTAAATATGTTACAGTCTAATATAATCGGAATCAATATCATATTCAACATAATTAACTTTAGTTTTAAGCAAAAAGGTACCAGCTTTTCTTTGATATTCTTCTTTCCATTTCTTTCTAATAAGTTCATTTCTTTTCTTATGGCGAAGAAAGTTTGTACTATTATGTTTAAAAATCTCTTGTTTCATATTAGAAAAAATCTTCCAATGTTACTTCTCTTTTTTTAATTTTAGTGTTAGGATCAACTTTTCTCAGTTCTCTTAAAGAGTCTGGTATTCTACTAGGATATTCACCTAAAAAGCTGCCAGCAACTAACTCATCCTTGGTAATATATTCTTTATGGAAATGAGTAATATTATCCCAGTTTTCTAGGAGTTTTTTACCCATATCATCAAATATAGCATCACTCAATATAGGATCATCTTCTTTATAGTAAGCATATGATGCCATGAGATACCATGGTACCATCATATTTTTATTATCATCAAAGATCTGAGTTGCGTAATTATCCAAGTTCATTGTCATGCACATATAGTTGTAATAGAGCGTAGTGTAATACTTTCATAAGGTCTTTACGAGCATCTGCTGCAGTACCTTTCTTACCGTATCTATTGGAATATTTATCTACATTTCCCATACAGAAACCGGTACCGTGACCACGATCCATAATTACTTCAGTTGATTGAAATTTATTCTGAGAATAGTGTTGATTATAGGTAGCATCCACATACTCTTTAAATTCCGTAATATATTTTTCTTCGTCAAAACGATAGTCAATTTTGTTTTTCATTCTTTCCTCATCTATAAAAAATATGGTCATCAACCTTAGTTACAAGATCATATGCGGTTCTCCAATAAGGAGATACTTTAATTGAGTGATACATTATAGAACCATATGTAGGATCTTTAAATATATATCCAGCCATTCTATCCATTAGTACAACCTGGGCAACAATACCAGCTTGTTTCCAAGCTGCTTGTGATATTTTATTAGTGGGTATACGATCAGACTTTCCATCACAGTACCAGCTAAAATGACACATGTTACGAATAACTTTACCCGAAGAATCTCGTTTAGCTTGTTTTACAACACCACAAATTGTGTCAGGGTAAGTATTACTATCAAGACGATTAAGAGTGACCCAAGCTACCGCAACTTGACCCTCAACGGTTTGGTTTCTTGCTTCAAAGAAAATATTTTGTTGAAGACAATAAACATCATTATGAGTAATTCTAACAATTTCTTTACGATTCCAGCTATGATCGTTAGCATACAATTGAGTGGCAGCAACGGCAATAAGAGCCGTTGCGGTAATACCATTAAGAACACCTGATATAAAATTACGAAGTTTCATTATACGGTTTCCAAATTCATTTCAACTTCTTCAAAGCTCCGCTTATTACGAGGAGTGTATGTATCAGTATAGAACCATGCTTCTCCATCAAACAAGTAAAGGTAATCCGCGCCAGCGTGCTTATCGCCACACTCCAGAAAAGTTTTTACTGAGTTATAAACTTTTGGTTCTTCATTCTGATGCACAGCTGCTTTTAAATCGTGATCAAGATCAGATGTTAAACCTGAAAGGTAGCCAGCATTTGCAACTGCAGCTGCAGCTTCTGGTGTGTTATATGACTGAACTAAAAGTTTACCGTTGTAAGAAAGGTAGCCATCATAGTGGCAGTATGTCGCTGTAACCGAACCATCGTCATTGTAAATTCCGATCATTGATGCAGTACCCATAATATATCTCCTATCCGATTCTCTTTATACTACTAATATAGTATATTTCGGATGAAATGTAAACCCCTAAAATGCATTTTTTTTTAATTTTTATTGTCTACCCAAAATATTTGATTAGGTGGCAAAAATCCATGTATAAACCATGCAACACCAAAATGTGGATTATCACCACCAGTAAAATCAACCCTGTGATTATAAACTATTGCGGACATACCGTGTTCCATAAACTGTTTGCCTCTCCTTACACCTTGAAAAGATGATACCGGAAGTAGTAGAGCAAATGGTTTTCCAAGATTATAACAGTGTTTAATAAACTTGTCTTTTTTACTATATGGTGGATTAGTTACTATGCCATCATATACATCATCTGTAGTACACTCAAAAAAGTCTTTACCGTTACTAGACTTCATATCATATCCATTTTCGGTAAAAGCTTTTACTATATTAGATGATATTCCAGACGTTGGCTCATAATATGTTTTACTGCTGTCAAGATATTGTAGTAAAGGTTTAACTTGATTAATTGGAGTGTAACATTCGTCACTTTCTTCATTGCGACCAATTGTTTTTAGAACATTAAGTATTGCCATATTTATCACATGGCGTAATTTCTGGATGACAATGCATTTCATAGAAGCAGTCTATAAATTCCCAACCTAAATCTTCTACTCCAGCTTCATAATCTTCATCATATGCTTCTGTAGCTTCTTCTATCCATTGTTCTTGTTGCTCTTCATCAATTTCATGAAGTTCGGCTCCAACAAGTGACCAGTCTTCCCAACAGCCGTCCCAGGTTTCTAACATTTCAGCATCTTCATAATCTTCACTAATGTCAACAAAGTCTTCATCTATTTTAGGAAGCAAGTAATCTTCCAATTTAGTCTCTTCTGTAATGATATCATCTTCGCCATAATAGTCTGCAAGATATTCCTGAAATGATTCATAATCTCCTTTATCAGAAAGATATTCTTTAATCTCTTCATCAGTTTCTGGCACACTAATTAACCATGCTCCGTATCTCCAACCTAATTCTTTACGAAGAAAAATTGTATTACCATCGGCATCTTTTCTCTTAAATGTATGCCATTCAATAACAGATTTCTTAACTGATGGTTCTAATCTATAGTATTTCATAATATATCTCCTATTCCCAAATAGACCCGTGTCTGCCCTTATCTGGCATGGTAAATAAAGCCTTTACTTTACCTATTGTGGGTTGTCTTGCAAATACACACCATTGTATAGTTGCAATATCTGAATATGAAGCTTGTACAAATTCTTTAAAGCTTGTTCCTGTAGTATATACATCATCTGCAATAAGAATTGGATCATTAGGATTTCCTGTAGAATATTTGTCAAGTGCATTGCCTAAAGCCCAGCCACCAGTTGGAATACCTACCGCTTTTTGCCAAGGCTGGTGTTCATATTCTTTTATAATCTTAGCAAGAACATGCCACTCTTCAGGCTTAATTGCATCACATTCAAGTTTCCAATTAAGTTTTAAACCCGCATGACTTATAAATTCTCCGGATTCAAATAAGTTTGCGCTAGTTCTATATGCCACTGGTAAACCTCCTGTAAAAGCATCATTTGTTAGATGATATTTATTCACTAGGCTTTCAAGATATTCCATATATTCGGCAGCTTGATATTCTACACTATCTAACATACCAGATATTTTATATTTTTCACCAGCCATATTTTTAAGAGCAGCAACCCATTTACTGGGTTGCTTTCTTGGTTTTATATCATTATACACTTTGTCTACGACATCGTGTTCATTTTCTTCTTTTTCAAAACCATGTGTATTATGCATATTAATTGCTTTTTATTATCTTTACACCTTGCTTTTTTCCACATCCTGGACAGTGTAACTGTCCTCTATCAATCATATATTTTTCTTCCATAGTAGGAAGAGTAAAGTAAAATTTGCAACTAGAACAAGTTATATGCCAAATAATTTCTTTACTTGATTGGAATGCCATAAGTGTCAATGATATTCTGATTCAAGTAGTTTAAACCCAAGAGCCCAATTTTCCGCAGCATCTTCTATGTATCGCATTGATTTGCCCTTATAATCTTCAGTAAAAAATAACTTCTCATTATTATCAAAATATTTTATATAACCATATTCTTCTTTAAAATCAAAATGGATTTCACAGTAACCCTTCCCGTGATCCGAATAATAAGTTGAAAGTTTTCTTCCCATTGGTCTACTCCTCTTGAATAAAGTTTTCTACTGAAGGATAAATCTGAGCAATTGCTTTTGCAGTTTCTATTGCTAGATCCATATGTTCTTGTTGAGTCCCGTTTGCTGAACGTAGCTCAATATAATGAATCCATGACCTAATAGTACCATTCGCATATAAACGAGAAACCGTATTGCCTTCTGGTAATATGGCTCTTGCTTGTTCTTTTGCAATACCCCTTTCTCTTGCTTCTTTATATATTCTTTTAGTATGATCAATCATAAACTGTTGCTGTGCGTACCACCAAGCTTCAAGTGCAGTATCATCATTCTTTATACTATTTTGGCGATTCTTTTCATCTTGAAGTCTGGCTTCACGAATAACAAATGCTTGACCCATATCATTTGGATCTGCATATCTCTGTGAAAACTCTTGGAAAGAAAACGATCTATGCCGAAGAAATTGCCGAGCAATATCTCTTGTAGTCTCAATTTCCATTGTAGCTGAAGCCATTTCAAATGGTGACCAATGCTTATGTTTAATTAAATAAGATAAAAGTTTTGGCGTTGTTTTAGTATTGGCTTGGTTGCCAGGATTTGATACTCTAGCACAATATGCAATTAAATCTTGAATATTTTCTAAACCCATAATCCCTGGTTCTCCAGAGTGCACATGTTTCATCGGTTGGCTATATGCCAATAATCTAACTTTCAATTTAAATATCCTCTATGTTGATATGAATTAATATCATCTTTAAATTCAACCATAACCTCCAACATTTTATCATAATCCTCTTCAGGTAATAAAGACCGATATAAACTTAATCCTGTTGTTGTAAGGACGGCTGCAATCATCAAGGGTTCATTATTATTTTCAGATAAACTGTTAACAGTTTCTATAATTTTTCTATAGCAAACTTTAAAATCATTATCGTCATAATCATTCATGGGTTAATACCAAAACAAGGCAACCAACCTACATTACAATAACGAGCATAATCTTCAAGCCCTACCATAGCCATAAGAACAAGAATTGGAATTCCAATAATAATAAAAACTATAATTAGAAAGGCTGGTAACAAACCTTTCATAGTGCAATAGTAAGTATTTTCGCTCATTGTACTTCTTTCATAACATAAGTTTTATTTTTCATATGATCAAGATATGATTTACCTGAAATTCTTTGACGAATAAAAGGTTTATTTGTTTCCGTCTTGTTAGGATTTTCGATAGTAACAACAATATCTTTACCTTGTCGTAAAGCCTTTTGTTGGTTTAATACTCGCATCTGAGAATTAAGGTAATCTCTGCGCATTTCTTTACGAATAGTTTTACTTACATTTGAATGGATACCCTGAGAAACGTTTCCGCTTGATTTTCCACCTTTACCTTTAGCCATAATTTAATTCCTTATAATTTAAAACCTTCAAATTTCTTTGCATTTATACCATTATTTGTTTTATCAAATACTGGAGTATCATCTATTAATGTTTGCTCACCTTCGTGAGCATCAAATAATCTCATCTTTGATCTATCTATACCAATAACAAACCTCTTCTTGTATGTTGGGTCATTATATCTATTCTTTAGCTGTTTGACTGCGAGTTGTCCCATTCCCTCAAGTTCTTCTGTAGAGATAAGGGCGAACATGAGGTCTGCGGTAGCGGGTAATCCAAAAGACTCGGACGTATCTTCAAGCCCAATATCCGAGTTACTATAACCAGACCTAGTCGTCTGCGTTGCAGTAACGATCGGTAAGTCAAACTCCACCGCAAGGCCTCGTAATTCTTCAGCAATTGCTTTAATGTAATTATATGAGTTGATTGCACCACCCATTCCTTTCATTCTACTTGAAGAACAAATATTCAGATAATCAATATAAATGATATCAGGTTCAAATGATTTTTTGAGTTTTAACTCATTTAATAAAGCACGAAAATGACCAGCGTGTGCTGATCCAGTCGGATATTCTTTAATAATAAGTTTACCATTTGTTTTAGATGAAAGACCTCGGACCCTTTCTGCAAACATCTCTTTACTGAGATGTTCTAATTGATCAATTGGTATATCAAGTAAGTTTGCGTCAATTCTTTCTGCTATTCTTTCTTCTGCCATTTCCATAGTAAGATATAAAACATTCCTACCCTGGTTTAAATTAGCAGCAGCACAGTGACACATAAATAAAGATTTACCAACGCCAGTACCAGCAAGACAGACATTAAGACTTTTGTTTGGAATACCTCCCTTTGTAATCTTGTTAAAGTAGTCAAGATCAAAAGGTAATCTTTCTTCGTCACGGTGGTAGAATTCAAATCGCTCTTCAAAGTTTTCAATATAGTCGTGACCGATGTTGGGGTCGAACGAGACGCCGAGCGCTTTCGTGAGAATATCCGGTAAAGCATTTTTTGTTAAACTCTGGTGTTTGCCATCAATGATGGAGATTGATTCCATAACAGCATTATATAAAGCACGATCTTGACACCATTTTTCTGTAGTATCATTTAACCAAACTTCATCAGACTGTTCTACTTCAAATAAACTAGGTATAATTTCAACAGCGTGTCTATACTGTTCGTCATTATAGTTATCAGCCTGATCAATTTCAATCTTAAATGCTTCCGCTGTCGGAAGTTTATTATACTTTGCAACAAACATTCCTGCTTGTTTAAATAACATCTTATAGACGCCTTCAAAGTAATCGGGTTTTACGAAGGGAAGAACCTTTCGCATATATTTTTCGTTAGTAAGAATATTTTTAAGAACAACTTGTTCTATATTAGTGTTCAAATTTACACCTCTTTTAAATGAATTTCTTCTTTGTTTTCTATGGAAGATTCTAATATACTATATAATAAATCACCCGCAGCCATTTGTAAACCAATATCTTCGGCTGTAAGGTCTTCATCTGGTGCTGAGATAACTTCAAAGTCAAAATGTAAGTCCAGTTCTTCGTCTTTTTCTGGAGTCTTACCATCAACACGAATAGAACCATAACGAATCACAACCTCGTTAAACTCTCCTTCAAGTATTCTAACATTCCACACTTCATTAATATTTTCGTCTGATATTAATTCATAATCTTTATTTTCTATATACTTTCCCATTAATCTTCAACCACAATTTCATCCATATCAACAAGAGACTGGTGACCAATGCTGTATTGTTTCTTTAGGAAATCTTTAAAATCCGTTTCAGCAAAGATCGGATCCCAGAAGGACTTATCAAGAGTTCCATCGTACCGAACTTTAGGTCCAACCTCTCCAGTAGATTGATCAACAGCAGCGTACCAGCCATTGGAAGGCTTAACAGCATAACCACCAGCAAGAGCACAATCGAGCAAGCCAGAATAAGACTTGACACCACCTTCCCAAGATACAGTAATAGGAATTTTTGACTTTTCTTTAACATATCGTGATTTCTCCACATTAATCACAAAGTGATAACCTTGAATCTCAGTACCTTTCTTATCTTGTTGACGACCAATAATCCAAATATTATCTGCACTATAGTATATACCAGTTCCGCCAGATACAATCGCTTTAGGAAATAAACCAATCTCTTGATATGTATGATTTACTGCAATAAGTGGAATATTCTTCATAGCAAGATATGGTGTGCTCATACGGAATAAACCCTTAAGTGCTTTGGCACGAGACATATCTGCTACTGACTTTTCATTCTTAGCATCTTCTAATTCTTTCTTTGATGCTAAATTACCAATAGAATCAATAACAACCACAACTTTATCATTACGGTCTAATTCTTCTAGTTGTCCAATTAAATCGAATTTTAATTCTTCAACATTAGTAATAGGTGTGTGGAGAACACGAGACGTGTCAATACCAAATTGTTCAAAATAACTCTGAGGTGATCCAAACTCTGAATCATAGAATAGCATTACCGCATCTGGGTGATGTTTCATATAAGCTGCAGCCATAAGTAAAGCAAATGAAGTTTTAAAGTGTTTAGAAGGTCCAGCAAGAACTGTGAGACCTGGGGCTAACCCACCATCTACTGAACCAGATAGTGCAACATTAATCATAGGGACATCTGTTGGAACCATATCTTTTTCAGTAAAAAATTTAGACTCAGAAAGAACCGATGTGTGGGATAGTTTTGAGTTCTTTTTGAGTTTGTCCATAATTGACATACAATACTCCTCTGTATAGTATTAATTTATATATTATAACTCATTTTATGAGAAATATAAAGTAAAAATATCATATTTTTCTAAAAAATATAATATAGAAAAAATTATGCATATAATAATAATTGATTTAGCAATGACTAATCCTGCAAATACAATAGCTTGAAAAAACCACTTTATTAAAAATAATAAAGCAAATAAGCCAATTGTATATGCAAAAAGTTCAAGCATAGCTCACGTTTTGCTCTAGCTCACGAGAATCTTTTTCATACTCTTTTCTGTATTCATTATTTGCACGAATAACTTCATTTAAAACAGTAAACTCTTGGTCAGAGAAAGTGTTAAATGCGGACGTGTCTTTTGGAAAACAGGCACCACCAAAACCACGTTTACCATCAAAACCTGGTGCTCTGGTATGTGATGTACCAATACGTGGATCGGTACCAATAGCATTTACTATATGACCAAAATTTCCGCCAAACTTTTCTATTACATCATAGAATTGATTGAACCACAAAACTTTAGTTGCAAGAAAACAATTAAGACCATACTTGACAAAACTGGCTTCTGTAGCAGACATGTGAAAAGCTGGACACGGTTTACATAGACTATATTCTTTATAGATTTCTTCCAAACGTAGAGTAGTTTCTTTATGTCCACCAAATACATGCATATCTGGATTTATAAAATCAGAATTAGCATTAACTTCTGTTAGGAATTCTGGGTTATAAACAACTCTTGAACTTGTACCGCCACCTCTAGTAAGAGATTTGATAATATCAGGTGTTACTGTGGATTTAATTACTATAATACCGCTACGGCGTTGTTTAAGTTTTTTTACAGTTCCTACCACAATAGATGAATCAATTTCACCATCTTTACCCATAGGTGTTGGAACAGACACAAAAGACACATCTACATCTAGCGATTTAATACTATCGACGCTATTTCCATATTTAGGATCAATAATAACTTTAGTGCAGTTATAATCATTAAAACCGTGATCAATGGCTTTACCAACAAAACCATGGCCAACAATTGCAATCTTTAATTTAGAACCCATCGGGATAAACTTCCTTGTAATATTTACATATAAGAGGCTCGCCATTATTTACAAGCCTATCAATTAATTCTTCTACTGATATATTATAATATAATGCAACGGTTTTGTAAAGCATTAGTTTACTCCATAATATAGTTTATACCAAGAAATAAATTTTTCAACACCTTCGCCAATCGAAACTGTAGGTTTATAACCAAGTTTTTGTAGTTTAGTTGTATCAGACCAAGTAGCTCTAGTATCAGCTGGGTGTATTGGTACAAGTTTACGTTTAGCTTTACGATCAAGATTAGTTTCAATGTGATCAACGAAATCAACCAGTTTTACTTGTTCTCCATAACCAATATTATATATTTCATTAAATTCTTCAGTTTGAGATAAAGATTGATTTAAAACAATAACGATACCATTCACAATATCATCAATATATGTGAAGTCACGAATCATATCACCATAGTTAAATAATTCAATTTCTTTACCGGCAATAATATTTTTGGTAAAATCAAAGAGTGCCATATCAGGGCGACCCCATGGTCCATAAACAGTAAAGAAACGGAGCCCAACTGTTCTAATAATTGAACTAGACATAAACTGTGCTTCATTAGTAAATTTAGTGTAACCATACGGATTTAATTGATAACCACATTTTTCATCTTCTTTCCATGGTAATTCATTACCAGCCATAGTACATGATGTTGATGCATATATTACGTTTTCAACATTAGCATCAACACAAGCTTCGATTAGATTTTGAGTACCAGTAACATTATTATCAATATATGTTTGTGGTTCTTCTAACGAGTGTCGTACACCTGCATATGCAGCTAAATGAATAACGGCATCAGGTTTATTAGCTGCAAAGAAAAGTTTTAACATTTCTTTTTCTTTTAAATCAAGGCGAGTTACTTCAACACCAAGATTTTTTAGATTATTTGCTCTATCTTCTTTTAGATCAACATCGTAGTAATCATTAAAGTTATCAAATGCTGTTACGGTATGACCTTCATCTATTAACTTTTGAATAAGATGGTAAGCAATAAAACCGGCACCGCCAGTTACGGTTATATGTGACATATTTTTCTCCTTCTACACTTATATTATATCATAAAATTTTCTAAGTGTAAACTATTTTTATTATTAAATTTAAGTATGGCATTATTTAATGCTTTTTCTAATTTATTACCATACATATTTTTTGAAGTAATTCTATAACAAGAATTAGCAATTTGTTTTCTTTCTTCCATTGTAATATTTGAAAATTCTTTTACTTTATCAATAAAATCTTTTTTATTTTCATATATATGAACATATTTTTGATATTTTGGTTCTACCATTTCTTTTGCAGGGTGTAATTTTTTTATACCTTTTACAATAATTGGTACACCACGAGAAAGTGCTTCAAGTGATGTAATTGTGAAACTATCATAGTATGCTAATCCTACAAAACAACATGCCGATTTTCCTATATTTTTCATAATGGTTTTGTGTTCAATGTCAAGACAGATTAATCTGT